AGGGCAGGTTAGATATAACGGGCCATCGGCTGCTGCGTTGACAGACAAAGGTATTTATGTTGTTTGGGCGGCATTCGTTATGGGATATGTTCCAGGTAGCGGGGACGCGATTGAATTGCCATCACCAGTCGGTCACTCACGTTTGTGTTTCACAGACGACTAAACTCATCATTCTCACGAATTCTTCATTATCACTACTTAGGTATGAATTATGGATTTATTCCAGGAAAGGAAATCATCGAAAGGGTAAACAAATACGTAAGATTCGCAGCAAAAAGATTCGCAAGATACGACTGGGAAGTATGGATGGAACAGTACAAGAAATGGATCAACGCTACATCACTAAGAATCAAAGGAGAACAAGATATCAAGAGGTTCAAATGGGCAATTCAGGAAGGATGGGCAGTAGGAAATGTCGTAGCCGGGATAAACCAATTTGAAGAAGTCAAAATGACAGACGAAGAAATAGACAAATGGTGGAAAAACGCTATCACAGAGGATAGCTATAACTGGCAAATGATTATAATTCCAAGAATTGATAGAGTATATTACAAATTGTTCGACGAACTAGCAGAAGAATTATTTCACGGAAAGTACCAATGGCCAAATGATGATGGGTGGTGGGAAGAACTTGACGTTCTAAAGGCATGGAAAGAAGATCTACACAGAAAACAAAGGTGGATTCCATTCGAGAAATGGGTGGAAAACACAATTAAAGAATCTACCGAAGAGATGGAAGACGCAGATGATGAAAACCCTTTCTTAAAAAGAAGCGAAATTACAGAAACAAGGGGTAATCTATTCGATCTAGGGAAGAAATACGCACTGGTTCATTGTATCGCACAAGATGCTCACATGGGCGCGGGAATCGCGCTACAGTTTAGAAATAAGTACCCAAGAATGCAAGCATACATCAAAAGAATGAAGCCTAATGTAGGAGATATAGTAGTATATCACGCATCAAGGGCAAAAGGAGATTATGAAGACAGAATTATAGTCAACCTAGTTACAAAAAAGACAAGCTGGGATAAACCAACTTATGAAAGCCTGGAAGAAACTCTAAACAAGTTAGAAGAATGGCAAAGAAAAACAGAAAATCCAGAAGTAGGATATCTTGGAATGCCAAGAATCGGAAGTGGATTGGACAAGTTACACTGGGACAAAGTCCATGAAATGATAGAAAGAATTTTCTACTACAGCGTGGTTAGCATTAACATCAGAGATGGGAAATGAAGATCGTAGACGAGACGCGACCCGAGGGTCGCTAAGCTAAAATTTTAATATAAGCATCACAGGTCGTTAAAAAGTGACCGTTGTAACGGATAAAAGTGACCGTTGTAACGGTTAAATGAGTACTTGTTTTTTACTGGAATTTACTGGAACGACGACGTCGTTACTCATGTGAAAGGGGGCGACGACGTCGTTACTCATGTAGAATTATTAATACATATGTCATTTGCATTCCATTGGATGATTCGGCTAGCGCATATAACTACCCATCTGTAAAATCATGAATAATTATTCAAAGAGAGATGGGAGAGTTGCAGAATTGTTTACCGCGAGATAGAGAGAGTTGTATATTTGGGTGGGTGCGGGGGTGGGTGTGTCATTTTTATTTTCAAAAAAGGATTATCATCACACCAAAAAACATTTATTTTTCCTCACAAGTAAAAACATTTTCCAAACATTTTCCAAACATTTTCCAACCCCCTTAGAAACTCCTATGTCCAACATGCGTCGTATTACACCAACTTATGCAGCTGAAGCTTACGCAAACCCCTTGTTCCACTCCGACTTGCCACTCGTCGCTCCAACCTTGGTTCGCACTGATACCATTCACGATGGTGGTCTTAGCCGTCAAAACACTATGGTTATTGAACCACCAACCGAAGACTCGGATACCGAATTGGAACCTGATACCATGGGTGATGTCGCTCCCTACACCACAGGTTACATGATTACCGTCGGTGAAAATGGTTACTATCGTCCCTCATTGGATAGAATTGATACATCTGATGATGAAGATGGGTTGGTCCCCGTTAAAAGACCCGTTACCCCAAAAAAGAAGGTCCTCCCAAAGAAGCGTAAGATGGGTGATGATGATGATGACGACTGCATCGAAGTCATCCCTATCAAGAAGTCCGTTAAACGTAAGGCTCGTTTCCATGCTGATGAACTCACCGATGAAGAAGAAGCAAAGGTTGTCAAGCGTACCGTCCCAGTCCCATTGGGGCAAGAATTGATGAAGGGACAAGGAAACAAGGCACAAAAATGGTGCGGTACATGGAACAATCCAACCATGACCGGCGAAGAATTGAAGGCTTTCGTTGAAGGGTTGGAAGAAGTCAAGTTGTGCGTCTTCCAAAAAGAAAAGGGTGATAACGGTACCGAACACTTCCAAATGTACTTTGAAACCAAGAAGCGTATGTATACTACGGGTGCACATGCAATGTTGAACCCTATCAAGATGTCCCTGTTACACGCGAAGGGTACCAAGCAACAAAATGAAAAGTACTGTACCAAAGAAGAAGGTCGCGTTGATGGTCCATGGTATGCTAACTGCACTACTGACGACTTTAAGCGTAAAAGTGGCAACCAAGGTAAGCGCAGCGACTTGGATGAATTCGCAAGAATGATCAAGGAAGAAGGTGGTATCACTGAAGATGTCTTTGAAGCTATGCCGGGTCACGCAATGGCATACTCTAAACACGCTAAAGCATTGGTTGCTGAAATGAAACTAACTGAAATCAAGAAGAAGGAAATGGCATACTGGCAAGAACAATACCAAAGACGCCAACGTGGCGAAGAAATTGAAGGTCAACAACAACGTAACTTGAAGCTATACTTTGGTCCAACAGCAGTCGGTAAAACAACTGAAGTCAAGTTGCACGTCATGGGCGAACTCGGTGTTCCATTGTTTGAAAAGTCCGCAGCTACAAAATGGTGGGATGGGTACCAAGGCGAGAACCACGTCCTCGTTGATGAATACCGCGGTGGTCAAACTATTGATGAATTCAAAGCATTAACAAACATCGGGGAAGTTGCTATTGAAATGAAGGGTACATCTGGTATCTTGGTTGCTGAACAAATGTACTTTACAACCAACTGTCATCCAACCCAATGGTGGAAGCGTAACGCTGGTGAAGCACAAGAATACCATAACTGGTCGTCTCAAGACTATCGCGCAGTTGCACGTCGCTTCGCTGAAGTTCACTGGTGGAACGATGAAAAGGTCAAGACCGTCTTAACGAATCCCGGTCCAATGAAAGATACCCGCGAATGGCGCAGAACAAATCAATTGTGGCGCAAATTCTGGGAATGGCGTGCTCCTGCTGATACAACCGGTGATAACTATTTCACCTTAGAATAAGATAATGTTTACTAACATCACTCATCACTCGAAGTGTCAAATGGCCACTTTAAACTCAAATAAATTTCGCGATTAATAATTAATATATACACATTAATACTCTGTTTATCTATAATAATAAACTATAACTATAATTAACAACAACATATAATAAACGCCCACAAAAATGTGAGCGTAGCTTGGCCACCTCCCGTCCGCGCTACTCTGCTCCCGACCGCTACCGCCTCCCTAATGAATATATGTTGTCGTGGGGCTTATTTCTGAAGAAAGTAAGAAACGTGACTTATAGGTCATAAAGTGACAGGTCATAAGTCACGAAGTGGAGAGGTAATATATAGGGTTTCACCCGGACTCTCCACTTCTTCCTCCTTGCGGAATGATGCTAAACTGAACGGACTATGCCGGCATCGATCTGGTGCGGCATCAGAGATTACGTTCTGGATGAAAATATGGGTAGGGTTAAGACCAAAAAAGAGAAAATTTATATGTAAGTCTTATGATTACGTCATCTGTCCTCGGGTCATCTCGTTGTCTTCCTATCCGCTACATCAGGCATCACGCCTTCACATACGCTCATCACGCTTTTTTTTATTTTACTTCAATCACAACCTTAGGTATGAATTATGGATTTAGATCTCGCACTAAAAGTGCTCCCAGTTCCTATCGTCGTCGTACTTATGGTTCTGGTAGTTATAGCAAAAAGTTTGGAACTGTTCAAAAGACAAGAAGATTAAAAAGCTTCAAACCAAGATTTGCAACAGTGGGATTCACAAGAGACATGGAAACAAAATACGCAGACAAAGCAATTGTGTCGACCGGAGGCACGCTATCAAAAGCACAAGGCGCAAATGGATGGTTCCTCACGTCAACTACATGGAAATCAGTAAACTTCGGTGGAGATACAGTAGGCGCAACAACACAAGGGCAACAAGATCTCCTAAAGGGTGTTATCCAAGGGACGACTGCAACTACGCGTATCGGAAACAAAATTCGAGTAAAAGAACTTAAATTAAAAGTCTCATTCGCAGCAGCTCAAGTGGTTAATGCAACAACAGGGTTTGAAAATGCACAATACGGAGAAAGTGCTCTAGACGAAACCGCGAATCAACTAAGTCAATATTTGAGAACAACTTATAGGTTATTAGTAGTGAAGGATCTACAAGTCAACTCGGCAGAAAATGAGATCGAATACAGCGACGTCATGGAAGCAACGGCATCAACAGGATTCGCAGGAGTTCATTCAGAACTTAAGGTGGCAAATATGGGGAGATTTAGAATTATGACCGACCGGTTATTTAACCTTGACGCTGACGATCCAATGAAAACAATCTCTTTAAACTACTATGATATCGGCGACGTCAGATACAATGGGACAGAAACATCAGCAGCAGTACCAGCATTAACTAACAACGGTATCTATGTGGTTTGGGCAATGTGGACACAAGGAGCAGTTGGTATCACTGCCGGGGCAGGAGGACCAACATTGCTGGGGAGCGCAGTCAACGTGTCCCGCCGTTTGTGTTTCCAAGATGCATAACTCATCTATCACGTTTCTTCATTATCACTACTTAGGTATGGACAGAGGATTTATTCCAGCAGACAAAGTCTTATCTGAAATGCGTAGAGTCGCAATGGCAGACTTCATGCGCTGGTGGAGAAGCGATGAAAGAAGGGATGCTATCGGAGACTTAATATTCTGGACAGAAATTGACGAGATTGCAAGAAGATGCAGGGGAGAAGGAGAAAGAAAAAGATACAGATTTACTGATTCAATGTTGATTCAATTCTCCGATTCAATAACGATTAAAGACTAGAATCGAAGATTCAATATTATAACAATTTGAAAGCCCAGTCAGAATATAGATTCAAGATTTATACGGTGAAGAAGGAAAAGAGAGAGGTCCACTCTATTCCCAAACGTCTTCTCAACAACTATATTTCACAATCATTCCGACAAGTTGTCACGCTGGGATGTAATTATTGAAACTCCGTTTCTTATTGTTTATACATGGATTCAACATTGATTCGGTAGATTGATTCAATGAGGAAAGAGCAGGTATTGTTGACGGTCGTATCTGGTTGCACGATGATTTGTGCTGTTGATCTTATTGCACCTCCGAGCTAATCTACCTGGATGAATACGGTCTTATGGTCACATAAATCGTATGACTCGTAGACTTATAGCTATTAAGCAAAGCTAGCAATTAGCTTGTGTCTTTATTCATACTTGATTCTCCTTGATTCGTTATTGATTCTATTAGCAGAAGAAGTACGCTTCTGGCATGTAGATCATTTCGCTAGTTAGTTCACGGCTTACAGCAGGCATATCAATACCAAGCTGTTCACACAAGTGAGCAATAGGATCATTCTCTACAAAGATGATTTCATAAGCACGGCAAATCAATGCCTTGAGCTTAGGAGTATCTTTCAACGAGGTACGGAAACAGTCATGAATAGATACATAACCTTCAATACCTGCATCTTCTGCCAAGCTAGCTACAGTACGAGCAATAAGTGCATCAATGCCCTGAATGTAGTTCACCATGAATGTACGAGCATATTCCTTAGCAGATGGAACACCATCACTAACAGTCATGCCAGTATCGTCCAATTGACTACCAAAGCTGATGATAGTGTTTTGAGTGTAACGAATACTGGTGAAACCACCGGTGATTTCCACTTTACCACACACTTTCAAGTCAACAATCTGACCATCAATGTGCTTGTAGACTACGTTAGCCTTACCAGTGCGCAGCATAATCTCTGCAACCTGTTCAGCCATATACTCTTGAAGACCAATGATCTTCTTACCAAGTACACGCTTAACAGCATTGATAGTAAGTTTAGCTGCCTCCTCTGGATCATCAACACCAGCAGCAGCCATTACTGCCATGTAGTTCTTCTGATTGACAAGAGCTGTTTCACCACCACCATACTGAATAGCCATGTATGGGGTTTTCATTGCATTACGATCAATGCCAGCCATATCCATCTGAATTGCACAAAGTGCATACGGATCAAATACCTTCTTAGGAGTAAAGCCAGTTGCCTTCATCAACTCCTTGTTACCTGCCAAGATGGCAAGAATTTGAGTACCAGAGCATTTAGCATCCAAACCCATTGGTACACGAACATCACATTCACCATGCTCTTGAAACTTAACAAAGTCACGAGCGAGACGAACATACATGAAAGGACTATCAACACTCTTAGATTGCAAGAATGTGCTCAATGCCTTAACAGGTGATTTACCAACACGCATCAAGTATTCAGTTGCCATATACTTCGGATCTTTACCAGCAGCTTCCTCAAGCTCATTCATGAAGTACACATACTCTGGAGAATCAATCTTAACAATAGATTCTACAGCCAACCGATAGATGCTACGGTTGTAGTCATCACCCTGTGGGTTACAACCAGCATGAGCAACGTGATACATACGACCACGCTTATCACCTTTCTGCTCACTGTAATACACAGCATCACTGTGCATCCCATTGATGCCATTCATGCTACCTTTAATATCCTTCCAGATAGCAAGTTTAGGCTGTTGAGACTTTACAATGTTGATGATTGCAGTCATATCTGCATCATTGCTAAAGCCAGTACGTTCCAAGTACGCCATAGCTTTGTTCATCAACTTGCTAGGTTGCACCTTGTTACCTTTGATCTTGAACACACGACGATTGTCGTCATCAATCATTGTGGTCAGTGGTGCAGTCTTCTCACTAACAGAACACATATCAACAAACTTCTGAGATACGGTATATACACCACTATCCAGTACATCATCCATGAAGCCAAGGTCTGTCAGGATTGTAAGTGCCACTGTGTAGTTTTCATCCTCCATAAACAACTCCTCAGCTGTAACCTTATCACGATTACGAGTGAGGAAGTAAGACAGGCTTTGATGATACTCATCACAGAAGGTGTCAATAGTAACAGCACTGTCCACAAGGTAGTACATTGTCTTGAACATGGATGCTGCTATTACTTGCTTGGCTGATGTTGACTTGTCACTGTAGATATCACCAACCACCATGTTAGCAAACAACATAGGGATTACTGACTCCGCAATCAGTTGCTCAGACTTACGCATTACTTGCTTC